ATTTTTTTATATATTTAAGTATACTGTATTGCTATTAGTTGTATTTACGTTGTCTGTAGGCGTATACTGTGTATAGCTTACTTCTGTTACCGCACCGTCTTTAACAAAGGCTTTACCTTGTTCTATAATATCGTTGCTAGTAAGTGTACTGTCGTCTGTTAGCGTATTGTCTGTTACTTCGTAGACGGTGTACGTAAAAAAGCCTTCGGGGTTTAAAGTTACGTGCGTACCTTCTGTAAAAACTATTCTACTATAGCGTGGCTGGTGTGCTATAGCTACAGGGCTTACTGCCATAAGGTAAGTAGCTTCTTTAGTCATATCGTTAACGAACTTAATAAAAATATAAAAAGCAGAACCAGCCGCTATGTGTTTTTTATCTCTAAGCGTTAAATATATTGTGTTTTGTATTCCCCTATTTATATGTAACATACACTATAAAATATAAAATACTATGTTTTGTTTAGTTTATAACGAAAAAAAGCGACAATTAAGCCGCTTTTAATCAGTTATAAGTATGTGTATTAATCGTTATCTATAGTAATAGAGCTACCGCCGTTAAAAGCTGTATTATCAAACGGTGTACTTGTGTAGTCTGCTACCTGTGATACTGGGAAGCGTTCCATTCCAGAAAATGTCAAAGAATAACCCGACATATCGCCAAAAGCAGCACCAGAAGCAGCCGTACCAGTTGTAAGCTCTAAGCCATTTTCTGCGCCTAAGCATAGTATAGTATCGTGTCCGTTAGACTCTTTAGCGTTAAGCTGAACAAATACTACAAGCCTATTTTGTGAAAGTAGTTTTATTTCGTTTGCGTCTGCTGCGCTTAAATTGTGTAACATTATAGAAACAGACGGCTCATAAAATACAGTACCGTTTTCTGGCGACCCTGTAATAGTTTCGGTAAAGCTACCTGTACCGCGTGGTAACGTATATTTAAAAAGCGTAGTAGGCGCACCAGCTACAAACTCAATATCGGTAATACTACCGCTTTCTGGGTTTACTAGCGTTACGTCTGCTACTTGCGCAAAGTAAACAGCCTTTATACCGCCGACTGCTGTTTTGCAAGATAAGGAACGTCCTTTAGTTAGTTCGCAAGCCATTTTTTTTTTAGTTTAAAGGCGTTAGGCTAGGGCTTTTACACCCTAGCTTTTACGCGGTTAATTATTATGCGTGATATACAAAGTCAGAAGCTACACCTACTTGTACCCCAGCGGTAAAGCGTGCTACCATTCTTACGTTTTGTTCCCCAAATGGTGCCATATCTACTACTTGTACTTCTGTTAAATCAGAAGAAGCAGAAGTACCGAAGAAAATGTTAGAAGCTTGCCCAGCGTACATAACGTTGTCAGCAATACCAGGACAAACAGCGATTTTTACGCCTTCAAATTCTGGTGTATATTGCCCCATATGATTGAATGGGAAAGCAGACAAAGCAGAAATAGCGTTTACGTATAGTCTGTAAGTCTTCTTGTTCATATAGATATACAAGTCGTCTTTCATATATACTGCTGTAGGAATAGCAGCTACTAACGTACCTAACTCTGTAATAATGTTACCAGTACCAGAAGCAGCAGTAAAAGCACCGCCAGCACTTGAAGCAGTCATTGAACCAGTAGCTAAAGCGTTAAATTGTCCACTATTAGAAGTGTTACCTTGCCAGATAGAAAATTCTACACCGTCGGCGATAGTTTGCGCCATATAAGACATAGCGTAAGCTACTAAGTCGTCTTCTTTAGAGTGCGACCAGTCAGATAGTAAAGTCTTGCGACAAATTTCTTGCGCAACTTGAAACTGCTCTACTTCTAAAACACTTTCGTTAAAATTTAAAACTGTTGATTGTTCGTCAAAGTTACAAGTACTGTCTTTTAGTAAAGCACCAGAACCTACGTTAATTACTTCTTTGTAGTTAACGTTTTCTCTTACTGTCATATACTCTAAAGACTTAGCTTGTCTTAATGCAGCGTTTATATATAAACCTGCGTGTTCGCCAGCATACGAACTTGAATTGATTGTTAAAGCCATTTTATTTTAATTTATTTAAGTTATATAAGTATTTATCTTTTGCAGTTAACTTGTCGTAGTCGTCTGCGCTTAGTTCTACCTTTTTCTTGTCTGCAAACTTAGATAAGTTAACAGGCTCGGCGGCTGGTTCTTCGTTAAGTTCCTTTACTTGCGCCGAAAGGTTTGTATTTTCGTTTTGTAATTCTGCTATATTTTCGTCTTTTGCTAAGTTTTCGCCGCGTAGCTCGTCTAGTTCGCCAGATAGTCTAGCAATGTCGTTACGTACTTCTTCTAGAAGTTCTTTTACTACTGCGCCTACTTCTGCAAATAAAGCAGCTTCTTTGTCTTCTGTAGACATTTCTTCTTTGTCTTCTTTATAGTCTTCGTCGTCCTTATGGTCTGCGTCTACTTCTTCTTCTACTTCTGCGATTTCAGTTACTATACCTTCTGCGTCTACAGTAAATTTAGTACCGTCTTCTAGTTCGTATGTTCCTTCAGGTACTGGCGTTTGTTCGCCGTCTTCTGATAGAATGTTTACTAATACGCCTACAGCCATTTCGTCGGCTTCAGACGTAATTATAGTACCGTCTGCTAGTTTAGCTTGAAAAGCTAGTGTTACTTCTGTAGCTTTTTCGTCTAAGCCTAAAGCTACTCTTATACGTTCTTTTAAATCCATTTTATTTTTTTTTGTAGTAAAAGTTACACTATAAAATATATTATAGCTTAGTCTGTTTTATTTTCGCGTTTTATAATTCGTTCTGCCCAGCGTAGCATAACGTCGCCGCCCCATAGGTTATAAGATATAGTGCCGCAGTCGTTATAGTCGCCTGTGTCGTATGTTTTAGCCCTTGACAAATAACTATAGACGCGCTTTACCGTTTTGTAGCTTATAGGGCGTCTAGCTGCGATTTGCTGCGCTCTTATTTTACCAGTTCTTGTAGCGCACTTATTGCCGCGTTCTTCGTTTTCTACTATTGCGCGTTCTGCGTTTTCGCTGGCCCCTTTAGGGTAGTCTGTATAGCTAGCTAATTCTAACATTTCGCCTAGTGCTTTTATTATATCGTGGTCGGCGCAAGGCATATATACAGTCTTGCCGTCTAAGGTGTGTTCGTGTACGCCTTCGCAGCCCATTTGTTTAGCTACTTCTAAGGCTTCTTCTTCGTTATCGTATAGCGGTAAGTCCATACCGTCGCTAACCATACTACCTACTTTAGACATTTGCTCTGCTGCGTTTACAAAGTAGCCTTCTATAGACAGCCCTTTTAAAGTACCGTCTTTTATTTGCTGCCATACTTCGTCATTATCTATACGCATAGTAACAAACCAAGTGCCTTCTTTTAATTCGTAGCCGTATAAGTTACTTTTATCTTTTTTACTGTCTTCTACTATCCAGCTTTCTACTACGCTTACGCCTGTTACTTTGTATTCGTGCTGTACTGTAGCGTTATTAGTATTGTGGTGTTTCATAAACGCCTCAGCAGCACGGCGTACTGTTTCACTCGTAAAGTATACGTAGTAGTGGCTGTCTGTGTTAGCGTTGTATCTATAGATCTGCTTGTATGGTATTAAGGCTGGGCTTACTAACATACGCTTTTCTTCGTCTATTTTAGCTAGCGTTAAGTTGTTTTCTTCTTTGTTAAAGTATACAAAGTCTGTTTCTATAGCTGGGCTTGTTACTAAGCTTATAGCGTCTATAGCTATTGCTTCGTTTTCTTCGTCTATAACAAGTTCTACTATATCGTAGGTTTGGTGCGCTTCTTCGCAAGCGTCTAAGGTATCGTATTTACAGTTACCGTTACCAAATCTGTATTTTCCGTTATTACATTTCTTACAAGGCATATTATAAAATATTAAATTGTGGCTCTACGTCTTATTTTGCTTAGTCTATCTTGGCTGTTACTCATTTCGTCAGCTACTACATAGGCTTTTACTGTACCGCCAGTAACGCCCATAGTGCCGCCTTCTATTGTACCGCTATCTGCAAAGGCTGTACCGCCGCCAGCTTCATTTATAGCACTTAATAAAGGTCTAAACATACGCGTAGACTTTGCATTTATTACGCTTTCGCCTTTAGATAGTCTTGCGCTTACGCTGTCGCTAGTACCGCTACCAGTACCGCCTACAATACCCCCCTGTGCATACGTAGGTGTGGGTGTGTTTACAATACTTTGTACTTGCATAAGTCCTTGCATAACTGTTAACGCACTAGCTATTTGCCCAAACGGTGGCGGTAAGCTTGCTAGTGCTTTAGTAGCACCTTGGTATGTGTTTATAGTAGCCTGTGCTACTGCTGCGGCTTTACCAAATGCTGTATCGCGCCCAGCTATATCCGCTACTTGCCCAGCCATTGTACTATATGTACTTAGTCTTTGGTCTAGTTCGGCTTTATTTAATTCGCGTAACGCCATACTACGCTGTGTTTCTATAGCTGTAATGTCTTCGCCAGCTTTCTTAGCCATTTTTACAAGTTCGTCGTAGTGCTGGTTAGTTTCTGCTATTTCGCGTTCTCGCTGGTCTAAGCCCTGTATAAATAATTCGTTTTTTGTTTCTTGTAGTTCACGTTCTAGGCTTACTTGGTTTGTTAACTGTTCAGATTGAAAGCCTGTTATTTGCGCTTCTACTGCTGCTACTTCGTTTTTAGCTTCTAATAGTGCGATTAAGTTTTCTTGATTTTGTAGTTTATTAAATTCCGTTTGCGCCGCTTGTAGTTCTATATTTCTAAGTGCTAGCATTTGTTCCATTTGTTCTTCTAAAACTACTGCTAGGTCT